ATTGGCGGCAGAGAGCCTGCGGACGTTGGGGGAATGCCGGAGCCATATCCGCCGGTTCCATAGCCACCAACGCCATAACCAGAATTGGCGGAAAGGGGACCGATGCCATTATAGTAGGTGAACTGAACAAGGCCCGTATCTTCAGGGGCGGAACTTACGAAAATATTTCCAGAAACAGTTTGCGCGCCAGTAGTCGCGTTTGCATAGGATACACTTCCAGCAGATGACGCCGTGACTGTGTAGGTGCCATTGTACCCCGAGGGTGTGACGCCTGCGACCACAATGGTGCTGCCCACCGGAATTTTGTAGCCAGTAGAATAAGTAAGGGTCGCCGTCGATCCTGTCCCGCTCGCAGTAAAGGTTGTTGTCTGCGTGGCGGCGGCTGATGCAGTGATAGAAAACGCGCTGGTGGAAGACACTGCCGAGACAATGTAGTTTCCGTAAATAGTGACGGCGCCGATCGTCAGCGGAACGAGGACGGGGAACGTGTCGCCAACTTCATAACCGTGATCAGCCAGAAGCACACCGACGATTGCGCTCCCCAACGTAAATGTGAAGTTGGGGACGGCACCTCCAGCAGTGACATTTGACGTCGGGTAGACAGGATTGCCGTAGGCATCCTGAGCTTGAATTTGAAATTGATTGGCAGTGGGCGCGTCATAGACTTTATACACGCCGAAGAGGACAATGCCGCCCACGCTGACCTGCGTCCTGATGTCCACGCTGTCGTAAATATCTAGATTGCTGCCCGCCGCGTCAATTGTAACGATTGAGCTGGGCGTAGGCGTTGCCGTCGTTGAGAATGAAGGCGCAAGATTAACTGTATTAGTTTGGGGGGTAACAATTTTTGATGCACCACCACCAGAGATTGCCGTAAGGGACGCTTCGGCGCCAACAGCGAGCCACGCAATGCTATTTATATCTTCCCACGCCAGAAGGCAGCGGACGATAGAATTTATAGGGTTTGTGTAAAATTGCGTCCACCCACCTAATTTCTGAACGAGGCCGATCCCCTGTCGATCAGGAACAAACCGAATGAGATTGGAATAGGAGATCGCTGCCTCGTTGAGGGCAGGTGTGCGATTTTCATCGACGCCGGGGATAAGTTTGAGCGATTGATGGGGCATAAATCACCCCCTCGATGGCGTGGCGATGGGGGATGGCGATTGAGATGCCCAGCCAGAAGAGGTGAACTTTTTGCGGGCTTCCTCGATGAGCGCACCCTTTAATGTTGCCTGATATTGGCCCTCATAAGTGATCGCCATCTGCGGGTCATCATTAGCCCTGCCAAAGTTGCGCTGATAGGCGCTAATGTAAACCATCGAGGCCATGATAAAGACATCCGGCAGGTAATTGCTGATGAAGGTCGTCGTATTTGTTGCAGATAGGCTATTCGGGCGGTAAGTGCCGACGACTTCGACTGGGTAGGCCTGATCAGGGACGGGGCCAACATAAAAAAGCGTGTCATTAAAGGGCGCGAAATAAATAGGTTTGCCGAGATTAGCCGTTAGGGATGAGCCATAGACAGCGTCAAGGAACTCCTTCGTTGCGGGCAACAAGGGCGTTCTGACGCAGGCATCGGGGTTTGTCGTGCTGGCTGCATTGCCGTTGGCGTCAGTTAGGAGGTTGATCTGCTCACTGACGACAAAAGTGCCCTGCGAGGCGTCGGTATTCGTCGAAAGATCCAGATTGAACAGGAGGTTTCTGTTACCGGGCATCAAGACGAAACTGGCGCCGTGCAGCGACGTGGACGTGAAGAGAAAGTCCACGTCGCGATAGATGCGGTTTTCCGCATAGGTGATCATCTGGGGCAAAATTGTCTGGAACGCAGCGTCGTTCTGATCGACGACGGCCATCGTCGCAATCTGCGTGACATAGGTGGAGTAAGTCAGGCCTGTGGTCATGGTAGCCCCGCGTTGCCCGTTTTATACCACCTAATTCGCGCCGTTGCACCACCCATCACGGCGGGCATTGCTCTGCTTAATGTCGATGATGGTTCCGGTCGTATCCTTTTCGGACCACGACACGTCCTTCCATACCGAGCAGACGGTTTCATTCGTCGCGACGGTAAGCGTCGGGCCTGCGCACCCCATCAGCGGAAACATCAACAGCGTCGCCAGCTTTAACCGCATTTTCAGTCCTCCTCAAAACATCAGAAACGGCAGCCGCCTCAACTTCGGCGACGGCATCGGCGCGGATCTTCCCATAAATTCCCAACGCAACCATGACAATAGCTACGCCCAGAAGTAGGTAACGCCCCAAGGGGCTCAAGAGAAGACTAAACACCATGCTCCTCCATGTGCTGTTTGCGGAAGTACCAGATCGCTCCACCAAGCCCGACGGTCGCCAGCATGATGAGGAAATTGGTATTGCCGAGTAGGCCCATAATCTGATTGGCAGTGTCGGACGCATCCTGCGCATTGGCCGCCACCTGCTTGGCCATTCCGAGCCCGCCAAGGCCAGCGGTGATAATAGCGGCGTTGCCCTGACTGCTAGTTGCCATTGAGGGGATCGAGACAGCATCCGGGGACACCCTCTGTTCTTGATCATCGGCATCTGCCACTTCAGCGGCAGCGGCGGCTGTCATGGGGACCATTTCGTGGGAAAGCCACCACGCACTCTCTGCCTGACGACGGCGAACGAGGCCAGCCAATACCTTCCCGCCGCCCTTGGTCCACTTCATCAGCTCGGCGGGCACGGAGTCAAACTGTCCAGCATTGACCTTCTTGAGCAAGGTCGATGATTTGAGGTTGCCAACACCAGCGTTGTAGGCGAAGTCCACCAGCACATCGAACTGATGCTGAGTCAGAGATTGCTCAACCATATTGTGGACGGCAGTCTCGTACTTGACCAGATCGCTACGAAGGATGGCCTCTGCTTGATCCTGCCTAATTGTCAATCCATCTACAACGGTAGGGTTCCCTGCCGCTGACGTGTGGCCATAGCCAATGGTGCAGATGCCGGCCGGGCAACGGTATGCCTTCAACTTGCAGCCTTCGAACTTCTTCAGCAGGGCGTCGATGCCCTCTTGGCTCATTTGCATTTTAGTGCTCCTAGTGAGCGAAGGCGATAGCCGCGAGCAAGCCGCAAGCGACGACGACGAAGAACAGAAGGCCAACAGAGCCCCACAGAAGAACATTGCCCATGAACTCCGCCCTTTCTTTTTCAGCGATGAGAGCAGCAGCTTTCTGCTCCTTCTTGATACGGACGGTTTCACTAAGGATCGTATCCCAAGCGCCTATACCATATTCTCCAATGAAAGTATTCTTGACCTCAGCCATCATCTTTTCGACTTCGGCCTTTGCCATGAAGGCATCTATGGCGATCTGTTCCGCCGACTTTTCACCGAACAAGCCGGGCCTTGGCGGTTCGGCGGCGATCCGCGTGAGGTGGCCGACGCTATCGAAAAGCGACGAGACGTTCTCATACATTTCCTGCATCTCTTTGCCGACCGAGATACCGGCCTTAATGGCCTCGTAGCTGGCCTTAGCAAGAGCGAGGATTGTAAGAGGGTCCATTATTTATCCAATTTCCCGTCTAGCTTGTCGTAGATCCGCTGGATCATGTCTTCTATATGATCCATGCGTTTATCAAGATCGATTTTGAGGACGTAGGTTTTGGGAAGGTCCGCCTCAATGCGGTGCAAATCTTCCTTCATTTTTTGGACAGCTTCCCATAGCTGTCGGGCAAACCATCCGATGACGCAGAGAATGGCGCTAAGGGCCAAGTTGACAGTTGTCTGGTCCATAGCGCCAATTCCTTGTTATTGCGCAGATGCGTCCTGAGCAGGAGCCTCAGCGAAAGCCTCAACGGGCGCCTCGACTGGCTTGGGGGCCAACTGGGCTTCGGCCTGAACCTTGATGATGCCGATGACATCATTTGAAAGCTTGAAGGGAAGCTCTCCAAGTGCCGAAAGCACGGTGTTCCACTGCGTCACCGTCATGGTAATTGAAACGCTTGTCTGATCCATTTATTCCCCCTGTTGAACAAGAACCCAAGACTTTGTGGGCTCGTCCCATTGATACAATTTTCCATCAGTTGGGTAAAGAGTTGGCGCGTCCCAGAGCCATGTCGTTTGGTTCAATATCCATGACGGGAAATTGCCAACCGCAGCAGTAAAGTTCGCTGTCTGCACTGATTGCAGGGCAAGAACGTTGGGGGCTGTTACGCCGGAGGTTCCATTGATCGTGACGGTCATGGCTTATGCTCCAGCCGGTGCGATGGTCAGCTTGCCTTCAGCTACAAGCTGCATGATGTTCTGATAGTCGGTGTTGGCCGGGTCGAGCGGCACGAAGCTCGTCACGCCGTTGATGTCGCAGCGAATGCCAGCGGGCGATTGGCCGGTCAGCGTGTTGTTGTAATACTGAGCATTGGTGTACATGATCAAAGCTCCGCTGATGCTGTGTAGCCATACCCAGAGGTTGCAGTATAAAGAAGGTTTAGGCCATATTGCGTGAAGGTCGGACCACTAGTGTAGCTGCCGCCAGTTATTCCCGTGATCGCTCCGGTTGCTGCCGTTCGCATGACAACAGGGAAAACCGTATAGGACCATGTGGCGCTTGGGGCAACCAAAGTACCTGTTGGCAATACCTGATAGTATCGCTGACATTGCGCCAACTGATCGCTGTAAATCTGGCGTTCATAGGGCGTGGCAATCGACCCTGCCTCAAGTTGCACATTGCCAATCGTCCACGTTCCGCTAGTTTGCGCGCCGACAGAAAGAACAATTTGCAAGCCAGTCGTAGCCGCAGAAGGAATGGCAATCTGCACATTGTAGCGCGTCACCGTCGAGCTGACGGTGAATGTTCCAGTGGAGATAGAAGTGACCGTAGGAGACGCCAAAGTGCCGAACGTGTTTGTCGTGTTGGCGTAATAGGCGGTCCACGTCACGGTCGTCAAAAGACTGTTCGCCAGATCGACAGAGAGGGTCGCTGTCGTGCCAGCAAGATCAGCGCAGTTGAGAGCTTCGATACGCTGTGCAAAATTGATGGCGGTGACGGATGCAGCACCAGTGAACTGATAGCGATACTGATTTGCCGTCGCGCCAGCCACCTGTTGGCCCGTCACGTTCGCGCCCGTGCAATAGGCGTAGAAGCGGTCAACCGTGTAAGCCAGAGCCGCGCCAGCAGTGATCGTTTGTGCCGCACCAGCGTTGCGCTGATCCGTCGCGTAGTTTCCATTGATGATGCGGTTGACGTTTCCGCCGCCTGTCGCCGCTACCCAAGCCGGAACGCCGGAGACAAGCGTGAGGATATAACCATTCGTTGTGGCAGCTAAACGGGAAAGCGTATTAGTCGCTGAGCCATAGAGGAGGTCGCCGGTCGCAATTGCAGTTAACCCGGTGCCCCCAGACGTTGGTCCTAGCGTCCCTGAAAGGGTAATGCTTCCCGTTGTAGATGCGGAAGGGGATAGACCGCTCAAGGACGTTTGGAAGAAGGTTACGCCGCTTGCCCCGATGGCTCCCCAAACAGAACCGTTGTATCCCTCAAAAGAACTTGTTGTTGAGTTGAAGCGAAGCATACCCGCTGCTGGAGATGAAGGTTCTTGCGCCGTCGTACCAGCAGGAAGCGTGATCGCACCCGTGCCGGGGAATGACACGAGGCCGGTCGTTCCATTTACGGTTATTGAGTCCGTTGCGCTGCTATTGACGGAAAAATGGATAGAGTTCGCTGTTGTCGTCCCAATGGCAAGGTCGGCAGTTGTCGCGTCAAGATAGACCGTATTGGCGGCGTTAAACGCTCCGGTTCCTGTAAACGTAGATGAGTTCATTCCGAACTCACCAAAGTAGGTTGTAGATGTTCCGTTGTTATTTGAAACAATCAGATTTGACGATGCCGCAGACCCATTGTTTGTGTTCTGAAGCACAAGCTGATTGTAAGAATTTACAGACGAGGTAAACGAAGCATAAATGCTGGTATCTGAATACCCAAGCGTTCCATAAGAAAACGCACCTTGGCTAAGCGCGCCAGTGATGGTTTCATTGGCTATAAACGAGCCTGCCGTCACCGTTCCTGTTATTGAAGGGGACGAGCTATAGGATGGGGTTGTCCCACCAATGAGAATTGTTCCTGCCGCGCCAGCAGACAACCGAGACCAAGTATTGGTTGAAGACCCATACAGCAAATCACCTGTCGTTACGGCTATCTGCCCCGTACCGCCATAAGTTGCGCCAATCGCGCCACCGTTCCAAGTGCCGGACGTGATGGTCGCCAGAGTGGCGTTGCCAGTAGCGCCAAGAGTGGTAAACGCGCCAGAAGAGGGCGTCGTGCCGCCAATCGCAGTTCCATTGATCGTCCCGCCAGTAATCGCCACAGAGGCGGCATTCTGGGTGGACATCGTGCCAAGGCCGGTGATGTCCCCGTTGGGAATGGATGAGACGGCGGTGAAGGCGCTTGTTCCATTGCCCTTCAAATAGCCAGTTAACGTAGTAGCGCCAGTCCCGCCCTGTGGGACCGTTATGGTTCCAGAAGTTATCTGAGACGCGGCAATCGAAATGCTAGTGCTGGTGGCAGCCGTAAGCTGACCTTGGGCATTGACGGTGAAGGTTCCGACGGACGATGCGGAACCGTATGAACCAGATGTAACTGCGGTATTCGTGATGCTGAAGGTGGTGCCGGAAAGCGTCAATCCGGTTCCAGCGGTATACGATACGGTTGCGCCGATTTGCGCGAACACAAGTGGTGTCGTCCCGATGACGATAGGCTCGTCAGTAGTCTGAACCCACTGAGTGTTCGCATTGGCCGTACCGGAAAGGATAAACGTAGTGTCGCCCGGCGCAATTTCGTTCTGACCAACTCCTGTCTGATCGTAATCAGTCGCGCGAGTTAGAACCCAGCCAACAGATCCAGAGCCAACGTTGGTAACCGTATAGATGCCATTGTATTGTCCGCTGGTCTCGTTCTTGACGAGAATGCGCTGACCGACAGTAGGGTTTCCGCCGTCGATTGCGAGCGTGGCGAATGGCGTCGTCTTTGTAATGGTCGCGCCAACGCCAGATGCGCCATTGTTGTAGGTGATCGCGCCAAGGTCAGCAGTCGTCGCCCAGTTACAAGCTGCGTGATAATTCACATTGCTAATAGCGGCATCGACATATGACTTGTTGACGAGATCACTCGCGTTTACGGGGGCAGTAGTGATCGAGCCCGTTGTCAGCGTAACTGCATTGATCGTCGTGTTGCTTGCGGCAGTGATTTGACCCTGACCGTTTACAGTAAAAGTTCCGACTGATGCGGATGACCCGTAAGATCCTGCCGTCACAGCCGTATTGGCGATGGAGATAGTGCCAGATGACGTGATGGGACCGCCAGTCAAGCCTGTCCCGGTCGCCACACTAGTAACGGTTCCAGAACCTGACCCAGCGGCCCA